GTTGTTTCTTCTATTAGATTTCCTGATGCACTTTTTACTGCATCTCCAAATCTTGTTGATAAGTTAAATTATTTTCTTTATTTTAGAGCTAATGTTCATATTAAGATTATTTTTAATGCTAGTCCTTTTATGGCTGGCAAATATTGGTGTTGTTTTGTGCCTTTTGCAACTGAATCAAATAGGTTAATGCAGATTAGTGTTCAAAATCAAACAGGCTATCCAGGAAATGAACTTGATATTGCATCAGGTGCTCCCGTTATGCTTAAAATTCCTTATTGTTCAACTTTGTCTCATTATAATTTGATTACTGCTGAATCTTCTATGGGTGATTTATTTATAACTACTTTGAATCCTATTACTTCAGGTTCTAGTTCTACTGTATCTGGTTTTTCTGTTTTTGCTTGGTTTGAAGATATTGAACTTCATGTTCCCACTTCATTACCAGTTTTGGTTAATTTCACAGCACAAATGAAAACTGAAGAAATTTCTAAAACAACAGGTCCTCCAGTTTCAGCACTTATGACTTCTATAGGTAATTTAGCTAGGAATATTACTAATGTTTCACCAAAACTTGCACCTATTGCAAAACCAGTAGAGTGGATTTCACGTTTTATGGCAGGTGGTTTTTCTGCAGCAGGTTTTAACAAACCTATTTCTTTGTCACAGAACACAACTATTGACAATCTGCCTGGTAAATTTTATACACATGCAGATGGTGTTGATAGGAGTGTTAAGTTGTCTGCTATGCCAGATAACACACTTCCTAATCATCAGGGCTTGTTTTCATCAACTATGGATGAGATGGATATAAATCATGTTATTTCCAAATCAGCTATTTTGATTTCAAATAAGCAATGGTCTAATATTGCAGCTCCTGGTGATTTACTAACATATTGGAATGTAACACCAGGTTTGTCACAATTGGATACAAATAATTCACAAACTTATTTTACTACACCATTAAGTTTTGTTGCATCTATTTTCCAACAGTGGAAAGGTGGTATAAAATATCGTATATCTTTTGCTAAGACAGGTTTTCA